CAAGGCTTCCACGCCTCGCGTTTACTGAAATCACTTTGGCAAACTTTTTCAGTGACTGGCCTCGCTCGATCTCGCCATGATTCCCTCGTAAGCGCACCGTGTACCAGGGGCGGGCTGTTCAAGCCCTAGCGGGCCGGACTCGGCCCGCCCCAGGATTACAACCGCGAAGGGAGACGAGCATGGCAACCGTCCAGTACGAGACCAAAGTTTCTACCTATGACACCGTCGTCTATGACGGCACCAACTCTGCCGAGATCGTAACTCTGCTTGGCGCGCATGGCACTGTAGTCGAGCAGGGTCTTATGATTACTGACGCCGGCACCGGCTCCACCTATGCCGTCCCTGTCGGCAACGTCGTGATGATCGAAACTACAAGCTTCGCCACTGCGCATGTTACTCCTGCTGTTCTTGCTGAGCAGTATGAGGAAGTGGAGTAGGGATGGCCAAGGCCGCATTTAAGAAACCAGCGGGTCTCACCCCTGATGTTTGCAAGATCATAGTGAGGCTCGGTAGGCGTGGCCTTCCGTTTGTCGATGCGGTGATTAAAGCCGGCCTTTCTGAGCGGACTGGGCATTATTGGAAAGCCGACGCAGAGGAACACGGCGAGGCGTCCCCATGTTTTGCCGTTTTTGCAGCTCATAAAAAAGCCCAGATCGAATTGAAGCTGCGGCTTCTTGATGCCGTAGTGCAAGCCCCTCGTGTTGACCCGAAGTATTGGGTTGCCGCCATGACACTTCTTGAACGCTTGGACCCTGATAATTTCGGACGGCGTGAACGCGTCGACCTTGGCAATCAGGGCGATAACCCTCTCAAGGTTTTGATCGAATGGAGCGGGAATGGCAACGGCAACGGCAAGTCGAAGAAACACTAAGACTGTCAGGATCGCTTATGAGCAGACGGATAAGCAGCGCGAGTTCCACGACAAGGTTTTGACGAAACGCTGGACTGCGTTCTGCGGCGGTATCCGCAGCGGCAAGACGGTTGCGGGTTGCCACGAGATGATCCGCCAGGCGATGGTACTTCAGCCCGGCTCCGAGGGTGCATGCTACGCACCGACCTACCCAATGCTCCGCGACGTGGTGCTTCCAACGATGCACAAGATTATTCCGCCGGAGATCATGGCGAATTTCCACAAATCCGATATGCGCCTTGTCTGGCCGTGCGGCGGCAACACGATCTTCCGGTCGATGGAGGAGCCCAAGAACCAGTACGGCACAACTCTTGACTACATCTGGCTCGAAGAGCCGTCGCTTATGGCCAAGCAGGCATGGGACATTGCTCAGGGCCGACTATCTGGTAAGAGCGGCAAGCGACGCGGCTGGGGCACCATGACACCCAAGGGCCGCATACACTGGACGGGTAAGGAGTTTGCCGTTGAGAACGAGGATCACGGCGCGGTCTTTGTAAGAACCGAGGACAATGCCAAGAACCTGCCGCTTGGCTATATCGAGGAAATGCGGCGTGCCTATACGGGCAAGTTCGCACAGCAGGAGCTTGATGGCCTGTTCGTTTCCTTCGAGGGTCTTATCTATGACATCTTCGATGAGGCAATTCACATTCGGCAACGCCCCGTCCAGGAGTTCAAGGAGTTCTACGGCGCTCAGGATTGGGGCCACACGGCACCGGGCTGCGCTGGCGTCTTTGGCATAGACGGTGATGGCCGCAAGCACTGGTTTGAGGAAATCTACCAACCCAAGATGCTGCCGAGTGAGTGGGCTTCGGCGTGGCTTGGCCTTATGCAACGCTATCCTGTCCAGCGTGTGTTCTGTGGCCCTGACCGACCGGAGAACATAGAACTCTACAGACGCGAGGGTATACCCGCAGAGGCAGCGAATGACGACGTGATTGACGGGATTTGCTCGGTAACTGCTGCCTTGAATCTCGCAGACGGTAGCCCTGGCTGCACGTTTGACCCTGGCATGGTGCATACGGGCGCCGAGATGCGCCAGTACCAATGGCAACAGAACAAGGACGGCAGTCTCAAACGCGACGTGCCGCTCAAGATCAACGACCACAGCCCGGATATGGTTAGGTACGGGCTGCATAGCGTCAAGGCACTTACGGCGGTTGCAAGCAGCCTTGAGGTCTTTACCGTGTGGAATCCACCGACAGATGAGGATGAGAATTGATGAGCAGGTTTGGTAGCTGGCTTGATCGCCAAGCGTGGGAACGGCTCGGGAAGCGCGGCATCATCAATGCGCTCATGGCGCAGACGTGGGAGACCACGCAAGGCAGGCAAGACCCCGACCCGCAAGGCGCATTCCTCAAAGCCTTCCAGTGTGCAGTCTGGGTCTGGACGTGCATTTCGGTGAAGGCTACGTTTGCCGGGCAGGTCCCACTCAAGCACTACCGCCTACGCAAAGGCCAGAAGCCCGAGGAGAAGGAAGAGCTGCCTTTCGATCACCCGCTCTGCCAGCTCATGCAGTCAATCAATGGCGTCTCAACGCGATCACTCTACTGGCAAACCCTTATTGGCAATCTCTGCTTGCGCGGCAACGCGTATATCCTCAAAACTGGTCCCGATGGCGAGATGGAGTATGGCACGAAAGCGCCGAGCGAGCTCTGGCATCTACGCCCTGATTCCGTAACGCCATGCCCCAATGCCGCGGGCAACAAGGTTGACCATTATCTCTACCGCTTGCCGACTGGCGAGACATGGACGATACCGCCGGAGCAGATGATTCACCCGCGACTCTATAACCCCTATGACCTCCTTGTGGGCCAGAGCGAGATACGGGCGCTTCAGAACAGCATCACAACGGACATCACGGCTCAGAATTACAACAGGGACTTTCTCAAGAACCAGGCACGGCCGGTGGGCATCATCAAGTTCAAGAAGTTCGTCGCGCCTAAGCAACTCGCCGAATACCGCAAGGAGTGGAACAAGGCCCATGCGGGGGCAAAAGCCGGTAGCGTCTCGGTTATCGCCGATGACGCCGATTATCAAGAAACCGGCATGAGCCAGAAGGACATTGATTTCTTTGTAGGCCGAAACGTCACCCGCGATGAGATCGTTGCGGGTCTGCACTGTTACCCCGCCGTTGTCGCAATCGCTCAGGCGGATCGCTCGCGTGCCGAAGCCGACTGGAAGATGTTCGCCTATAACACAATGGCCCCGATGATGAACGGCGTCCTCGAATGGCATGACGAGTTCTTGTCCCAGGATTTCGCAGGGCCTAACGAGCGCATCATAAGTGCCTGGGATTATTCTCAGGTGCCCGCTATGAAGGACGACGAGGTTGCGAAGGCCACGATTGTAAGCCAACTCACCCAGGGGCCGAACCCCGTGCTTACGCCGAATGAGGCCCGCAAGATTTACTTGAAGCTTGAAGATAGGCCCGATGGCGCAGGCGACCAAGTGCTTGTCAATTGGACGTTGGTTCCCGCGGGCGATGTAGGCGGTCTCTCCGAGCAGACACCCGCAGAAAAGGCGGCAAGCCAGAAGGCACGCGCCGATGCCCCTATCTATACCGAGTCTCAGATCAAGCGCTGGCATATTTACGAGCGCCGCGTTACAGGCACCGAGAAGCAGGCCCGCAAGTGGCTTGGCGAGATGTTTGAGGCACAGAAGGAAGCGTGTCTTACGAATCTCGCAAGGGGCCGCAGTCAACGTAATATCGACGATATAATTGACGAGGTCGAGCTGGCGAAGATAAGCGACAAAGCGCTCATGCGCGTGCTCCTTGCCGCTATGGAGCAGGGACTTGAGCACGGCAAGGAGCCGTTGGGCATTGAATTGTCCTTCGACCTCAAGAATCCGAAGCTTGTCTCATGGCTTGAAACCCACGTCTACGAATCCTCGAAGTATGTGAACGATACCACGACTAAGGCACTCCGCGTAGTTATCTCAGATGCAATCGAGAAGGGCGGCACGCTGTCGGAGATCACAGATCGCGTGGAAAGCGCGATGAGCGCGATGTTTGACGAGGCGAAAGCCGGTCGTGCACTCACGATAGCGCGTACCGAAGTCCAGATCGGTATGCAGCACACGCAGCAGGAAGTGTGGCTCGACTCGCAAGTCGTGGAGCTCAACGGCTGGATTTCCTCGATGTCACCCAACATGCGAGATACGCACGGTGCACAGAACGGCGTCGAGGTTCCGGTAGGCTCGGAGTTTCCTAATGGTTGTACGTATCCTGGCGATCCGGCGGCTGACCCCGGGGAGTCGATCAACTGTCTCTGCGATATGTACCCCGTCGTGAACGCCCAGGCGAAAGCCGATTGGTGGCAGCGGCGGCTGGAATCACAGGTCTATCCCGTAACCGGCAAAGGTGGCAGGAAATGGCAGACAAGCGACAACTTGAAGAACTTGTAATGGAGCGGCGGCATGCGGAGTGCATAGCCGAACGCGACGCGACGCGCGGGCAGTATGCACCGGACGACGCCAACCATCGGATGTGGTTTCGAGCCTCTACGCTCGGAGTCAAGGACGATGGGATCGAGATTCTTCCGGCGGCCTGGAAGAAGGACATCAAGGCATGGCTCAAGAAGAATCCCGTGTTTATGCCCATGCACGACTACTGGGATTGGAGTCTTGGGCATGGCGTCGCGGTCGAGGTTGACGACCTGGGCCTCCTCATTCAAATCGAGTTTGCCTATGGCCGCAACCCTGTCGCAACGATGGCCTGGGACTTGTACCGCGCTGGCGACATGAACGCCGTGAGCGTCGGCTGGGAAACTATCGAATATCGGATTGAGGAGCGCGGCGAAGATGATTCCAAACGCAAGGTAATGGTGGTAACGCGGGCAAAGCTCCTGGAGCTTTCCGCCGTGCCGTTGCCAATGGACGAAGATGCGCTGGCGCTGAGGATGCGCGGGCTTGCCGAGCATGACGATGTCCTGGCACGTGCCTGCAAATCCTTCGCATGTCTGCATTGCAAGGAGTGCAGCGAGGAAAAGGAAACCGCGAAGCCCAAGATCGAAAGCATCGAGGATGCCGAGCCTGCTATTACCCAGAAGCCTGACCGCATAGCCGAAGTCCTTGCGCTGCTTGATGGCTATACCGAGGCGCTTGCAGACTTGAGGCGTGAGGTTGCCCTTATACGTGTAGCGGCGATTGAGAATAGGTACCTACCCCCCGACTTCAAGGCTCGGCTTGAAGGCACTGAGATCCGCGATCCGATCAGGGACGAAGTTTCACGGATAGCTGCGGGCGTAACACTGACCGAGGACGAGTGCAAGGAAGCACTGAAACGATTGCGAACTGAATAGCGAGATGCGGCTTGCTCACCGTTCTAACCGCGTAGCCCCGCATGGCCACGCTGAAGGAGAATTACAATGGATTTGGAAGAGTTGAAGAAGGACCATGACGAGCTAGTCAAAACCGTTATCGCTATCGGCGACGCGGCTAAGGAGTCGCGGACGAAGACGGCAGCTGAGATTATTGAGATGAAGGAAAAGATCGCCGAGGACGACAAGGCGCGTAGGGGCCGCAAGGTCACTGACGCCGCGATCTTCGCAGGCGATGAGGAGTCCGGCGAATTCCAGCGGTTTGATGCCAGAGACAAGCTTCACCCTCTTACCCGGTGCATGGAAAGTCGGCGTCCGATCATAAGGACAGCCGCGGGTAAGGACACTCCCCTTGATGAGATCAAGATGGAGTTCCATGCGGCGTGCGATGAGTTCAACATCCTCCGTGCCTTCTACGAGAGCAAGAACGGGGAGAAGATAAGGTCGGTCAAGGCTCTCGCCGAGTTCGCTCCGCAGACCTGCCGGAAGATCGAGCACTATGCCAATATCCTGCTCCGCACCACGGGCAGTGGCATGGACACGATCACGGAGCTCGCCTCATGGATTCCCGTCGGCTGGTCACAGTCGATGAAGGAGCTTGAGCGCACGGCGAGCGTACTCGGGGACATCTTCCCGCCGATCCAGATGAATACGGCAGTCTATAACTGGCCGCTTGAGGGCGGCGATCTGACCGCATACCTGTGTGCTCAGTCAACGGGCGACCAGACAACGGGCGATACGGACATCGTCGCCGTGCCCGTAAGCAAGTCCACGGTAGGCCAGACGGTATTGACCTCAAAGAAGTTTGGCGTGCGTAACGCCATTTCTGACGAGGCCATCGAGGACTCGATTCTCCCCGTTGTGCCTTACCTCAACCGGAAGCACGCACTCGCTCACGCACTGGCATTTGATGAGAGTGTCACTGACGGTCAGGCCACGGGCCAGATTGATACAGGCCTTGCCTATGCCGCGACAGATAGCCGCAGATCATGGGACGGCCTGCGCTACGTCGCAAAAGCCAAGACCGCTGCCACGGTTGACGTAAGCACATTCACGACGGCACTGGTGGCACAACTCCGGGGCAAGATGGGCAGGTATGGCCAGAACGTCCAGGAGCTCCTCTTTATCGTGAGCTATTCGGGTCTCTACCAGTTCACGAAGCTTACCGAGTGCCTGACCATCGACAAGTACGGCGTGCTCGCGAGCATCCTCTCGGGCTACCCCGGTGGGCGCGCTGGCGCAAACGAAGTCGGCAGGATGTTTGGTATCCCCATCGTCCTGGTTGGTAACACGATTTGGGAGCAGATGACCACGGCGGGCATCTACGACAACTCCGACAAGACCTGCTCCTGCATGTTGCTCGTCAACAAGAACTGCTTTGCTCACGGGCTGCGCGCGCCGCTCAACGTAAGACTACTGAGCGAGATTTACGCACCGTGGGGCCAGGTTGGCTTGATCTCTTATAGCCGCCACGCCTTCGCGGAAATCGAGTCGGGCGCGCTCAACAACACTGTGATCTACGGGTACAAGCTTGGCAAGGCGTAGGTATCAGATGCGGACGGGGCCGGGGCCTTCGGGCCTCGGCCAAGTCCCGGCGATGGAGGCAGTGATGGGACAACGACTGAGATACAACGGCATCCCCGGCATAGGCCAATATGACGACGGCAAGATTCGATTGCCCAAAGGCGCATCGGCGGCGATCCCTGACGAGATAACCCTTGAAGATGCGAAGGCGAAGGTTGCCGAGTTTCCGAAGGGCAGCTTTGAGATCATAACCGACGGCGAGCGGCAAGTAACCGCGCCTGCAAGCGATCGGATGAAACGGGAAGCGGGGCAAACGAGGTGAGAATATGAAACGCAAAATTGTCTTGATCGGGCTACTTGCGCTCCTGTTGGCCGCGCCGTTGCTCATAGCAACGAACTACGAGCCGATGGGAGATGCTGTCCAGCCGATTCACCAGCTTGAATACAAATACGTCGCGCCTACGACTGGCGCGGCATGGCGGTATGTTTTCACGAAGGGCCGTCCCGACCAGACCGATTTCGTTTGCACACAAGATTGCTCTCTGAAGGCCTGGACAACCCCGGCGGGCCTTGCGCCTACGCGCTTTATTCGCATGGGGCAGACTCCCGGTCTTTTCAAGATCAGCTTTGGCGCGATAGGCGTTGATTCGATCCACGTCAAGAATAGCGCGATTGCTACCCAGGCATGGTCAGTCTTCGGCTGGAAGCGATAACCATGACACTCTATACCTACTCAATCTGCTCGCTGGCCGATGCAAAGGCATGGCTGGGGATAACTGACGGCACGAGCGATGCCGTACTTACCAACCTCATTAATGTCGTCACTGACTTGATTGAGGAGTTCATGGGGCAGTATGAGGTTGTGCGCAGTGCGACGCAAACGGAGAAGTTTAACGGGGATGGCGCAACGGAATACCGCGTACTCCACCCGCCGATCAATACACTTACGGATATGGCAATAGCGATTGAGGGGCATACCGCGCCGGTAGTGATAAACACTGACCAGGTGCGCGTTGACCTTGAGGCGGGGGTCGTCTATCTCCTGCAAGATTCCTTCGCGGCAGGCTATCCGCAGAATTGCTCAGTCACCTATAAGCCTGGTCGGACGGTGGCTCGGAGTATCGTGTGGCAGGTATGCCTTGATGAAGTCAAGCGGTGCTATAAGGACAGGGACGCCAACCGCGAGCCAATCCAGAGCATCAGCGTCGAAGGCCAGAGCGTGACGTACTACCGCGAGATGGGGTTGAGCGAGGATGCTAGAGAAAAGCTCAGACGCGGGAACTGCTGCATTGTGAGGTATGCCTAATGCCAAGTGGCTTTGAGATATTGGGAGCGCGGGAATTTGTCACTAAGCTCCAGAAGTTCGAACGGGCCATTGATGCCGAGCGCGTGCTGCTTGTGAAGCGCGGCGTTACCGAAATCCAGAAGAACGCCCGCACCGAGCAGCTTGCACACCAGTCGGGCCCACCGCTGGCCAACAAACTCACGATGCGACATGGACAGGGGCTTTCCGGTTCTATCCGTACAGGAGTTGGCACTGAAGGTGGTTGGACTGTCGGGCGTGTGGGGGTAAGCCAGAACTCCACAGCAGCGAAATATGCCAAGATGCACGAGACTGGTGAGCCTGCCATCATCATACCAAGAGCAAAGAAGTGGCTGCGATTCAAAACCCTTGATGGCTTCTGGCATACTGTGAAATCCGTCCGCGTCCATGCCCGTCCTTACCTCAAGCCTGCATATGAGGCGTGTAAAGCCAGAATCCAAAAGGACTGGGAGCAGATGCCTACTGCCGTTGCAAAGAGGGTAGGACTATGAATCTCTACCCCATCGCTACTGGCTACCTACAAAAGGGCTCGGGTATCTCCTGGGCGGATTGTCTGCTACAAGACCCGCAGCCGAACGAGGAGTATGGCGAATTCGACAACCTGTATCTCGGCAAGCGATACTGGATAGGCCACGGCCCGACGCAGAACTGGCGAGCGTGGCAGAGCTTCTATCGGTTTGTGGCCCTGGCCAAGCGACCGGCGGCTGCGACCTTGCGGCTCTATGTCAATATAGACGAGTCTGCGCCTGACCTTACGCTCCGGCTTTACCTGCTTGACGCGACTTATGGCTCCCTGGATGGCTCCGACTGGAACGCGGCGGGTACCACTTACGGGGATATTTCCAGTGCCAATATCCAGGCAACCCCGCAAGGCCAGAAATATCTCGAATGGACATTCACCGCGGGAATGCTGGCGGCCTTGCCTACCAGCGGCGCGTTTGACTTGCGGATAGCGTGTGCCGATCAGACAGCGGCGCCGACAACTGACCAATACCTCCGCGTCTTCGCCGTGGGGTTTGAAGACCCCGCGGTCAGGCCGGTGCTCATCATACCCATAACAGACCGCCGGGCCGAAATCCTCGACGCGGTAGAGGCGGCACTTGCCGGGATAGCCGAGCCCAATGGCTACAACACGACACCCGTGGGCATCCACCGCGTATGGGAAGCCCCGATCAATCTGCCGGCAAGCCAATTCCCCTTGATACAGATATTCCCACGCCCCGAGACCCGCGACGCGGGCACTATTGCGGCTGACATGGGCCGCTGGCAAGTGATTGTAGGCGCGTGGGTCTATACCCCCGATAGAGATGCGCGCCTGACCGCGCTGAATGCCCTGGGCTGCGATATTCGGCGTGCACTTGAGTCCACGATAGGGGGTTCGCCCTGGGGCTTGGATTACATTCACAGCGCCAATTCTCGGTGCATAGCCACGTCAACCGACCCAGCCGATTGCACTAACCTCGGTGTTACCGTCTTTGACCTGGAGATCGAGTATGAGCGTCCGGCAGGAGGCACACTATGATCGCGTTTGGCACTGCCGTCGGATGGCTCAGAAAGACTTCGACCGTTAGTTGGGCAGATTGCCTTGCCGCGACGGCCACGACTAATGGGAGCGACCATCAGAACCTCTACGTTGGCAAGGAAAAACAGTCAGGCTCGGTATGGAATGAGTGGGAAGCCTTTGTGCGGTTCGATCTCTCGGCTATACCGGAGAGTGCCGAGATAACCGCAGCGAAGGTACGACTCCACATCCGCACGGATAGCAGTACTACGGATTTCTGGCTCTATGCGCGGCGACTCACGGCGCCTGGCTACGGAACACTCGCCAGTGGAGACTGGGATCTCGCCGGGACTAGCTCCGCTGCGGTAACGACGGCAACTGGAATAACTGCCGCCGTAGGTACGACTCCGGCATACATGGACATCGACGTAACGAACTGGATACTCTCGTTTCTGCCAAAGGATACCACTATCGATGTACTTGTGCGTACCAACAACGAAAACACAGCGCCTACTACCGCCGAGCATGTCAACTTCTATAGCTCCTCGGATTATGACTACGGGCCACGCCTCATTGTGACCGTGGCGGATACCCGTGAGCAGATTCTTGCAGCGCTCCTTGCCCGGATGCAGACGATTGATGCCCTGGCGGGTTACAATACCACACCCGCAACGGTATCTCGTGTCCGGCAGCCAATGGTCAATATGCACAAGCCGCAGTTCCCGTGCATCTTCCTCCATTCGCAGGAGGAGACCCGCGATGGTGCCGAGGAGTTCTTGGGCAATCTGGAAGCCCCGATCTGGCGCATTACGCTGGAGCTTGGGGCATACCGTGAACAGAAAGGCGATCTCTCAACGGCAATCAACGAACTGGTCTATGACATAGAACGCGCACTGGAAAGCGACATCCCCGGTGAACGCCTCGGGATTGACAAGATAACGACACTTGGCGTGAGCCGCATCATCACAACCGAGAACTTCCTGGTTGACGATAACCGTGCTTCGGGACTGGTGGAAATCTCACTGGTCTATATGCACCAGAAAAACGAAAGCTAACCAAGGGGGCTTAGGACAATGGCAAAAGAAGTCGGTGGCAATACCTGGATCGGATTCAAGAACGAAGCAACATGGGGCAGTTTTCTCCCGGCGGGCTGGTATATCCGATTTGCTACGAAGGAAACTCTGGCCCTAAGCAAAGAAGCAGAAGAAGACGAGTTCCTGTCAGGCGGGTGTGACGATCTTGAACCCTCAAGTATGGTCGGACACCCCGACGGCCAGATCATTACCAAAAACTCCTTCGAGGGGCTTGAGTATCTTTTCCACCACCTGCTTTCGCACAGCGCTGCCGAACGCGCCAATGCGACGCCGGTAGCCAGTACCTCTACCTGGACCTGGACTTCTGGCAACCCACTGCCTATCGGCCTATCGGTTTCCGTCAATCGCACCCTGAACCTCTGGCAGTATGCAGGCTGTAAGGTCGCCGGGGCTAAGATTCATTTCGTCTCGAAGAAGCCGGGAGACATGACATTCGACGTTGTCTCTGCGACTGAGGCGAAGACAACCCTCGAAACGATTGGCGGCAAGACCTTCAAGGGCTATATCCCGATTCTCTCGACTTATGGCACAGTAGCCAGTACGAACCCCGGCGGGAGTCTTGTCAGTCTGTTACAGGATGTTGAGCTAGACATTCGTAACCCACTCGACAGCGATCTTTACCCTTGCTATGGCTCCACAATCATCGAGCCAGAACGCTCGGGGAACCAGAAGATCAAGGGCACAATCACTTATTGGGTTGACAGCACGATGCTGACGAATGTCTACACGCCATTCGCTGCGGGTACAACCGTTGCGATCACCTTCACCTATTCCAGCGGCACGAAGTATATCACCGGGACAACGCCCTATTCGCTCTCGTTCTCGATGCCTGCCTGCAAGCTCGTAGGCAAGGCGACGCCCGTAAGTGAGAATTCGGGCATCACAACCGTGAAAACGGACTTCACGGCTTTCTATAATGGAACCAATCCGAGACTCACCGCGACCCTGGTGAATGGCAACAACTCGGACTTGTCATAAGGAGGAGGAACGTATGGAAACCGGAGGAACGCCTGAGTATCGCACGCTGCCACATGGGCGGCTTGAGTTCACGTTAGCCGACGGGAGCCTGTGGGTATTCCGTAAGGTCGGGACGAAGGACATAGTACCCGTGATGCCGCTGCCTACACCCGCGACACCGCCAGCCGAAGGTGAGGGCGAGATTAAAGGCGCGGAGCCCGAAGCGGTTGCGCGTGGCGAACTCCTGACGAGCATGGAAAGCACCGAGCAGGTCTGTCGGATTGCGGCGGTTAAGCCACGCATTGTCGCGGAGGACGCTGAGGCCGGAGACGGCGAGGCATATATCTACGAACTCGGGCAAGCAGCACTTGGGATTGCCCGTGTGATACTTGACGAATCGGGATTCACAGGCGACATACAGCCCTTTCGTAAAGTCGGGGAACGCGCTGATGCTTGATATCGTGGCACGCCGATACGGGAAGCTGCCAACCGAAGTCATGCGGCTCTCGGTAGGTGACCTGCGAGTCAATAGCTACTGTGCGGTCGAAGGCGAGAAGCGCGATGCGGAGATCGAAGCAGCTAAGTGGGGAGCGAAGTAAGTGGCAAACGTAATTGAAGTCATACTGCGGGCGAAGAATGAGCTCTCGGCCCAACTGAATACTGCCGGGACTGATATTCAGAAGTTCGCCAATAAATCACTGGGTAGCTTCAGCTCGCTCTCCGCGAAATCAATCCTTGCGATGGGGGGCATTACACTCGCCGGTGCCGGTGTCGTCAAGATAGTCGACGGGATTG